TAGTTTAACATATATTCATTTACTGATGGTATTTTACCATCAACTAATCCAAAGCACATTCCTGTGAAAGGTTTTAAATCATATTTATCACATAACTCAAATACCTTAGCAGCATATCTCTTTTTTTCAGATGCTATTATACTATTAGGTTTATGCAACTTTAATTCTTCCCACAAAAACTTTAATCTATTAACCAAATCATCATAACCTTCTTTTAATCTCAATAATTCATCTTTTCTATCTGGGAAAGTTGAAATGAATTCTTCAATTTCATTGGTTTTAACAATCACCATAATATTGTGTTCAGCAGTTTTACCTTTTAAGTGGTGAACGGCCAGGTAGGCTGGATTTTTGATTTTAACTCTATTGTCATCAGCATCTCTAACCACATAGCCTTCTTCAGACCATGGCATGTTTTCAAATGTCTTGATTAATGTACCAGCATTCTTAGCATTTAAATCATAAGATTTAACCAATGGTATTCCTAATGATACCGAAACCATAAATAAATCATTGTATGGTATTTCTTTTAATGTTAATCTATTTCTAACAGCCAATAATTTAGATGATGATTCACCATGTGGTGTTACAACAATATTATATGGTGTTGTTAATTCAAAAACATATACATGGTCCTTATCTAATAGACAAGTGTTAAATGAATACTTTGAAATAACAGTGTCCCAAAATAATTCATTAAATGTTGTCCCGTATTTGTTATTAACTTCCCCTTCACCTTCAGCAGTACCCGTAGTTGCCGCAAACCAAATTTCTTTATGCCAATCCCAATAAACTTGAATCATTGTACCATCTTCTTTATTAAGAACATGTGCGGTATCCCAGTTTATTTTAGCCGCATGACCTTCAGCATTATTAAAAAACTTTCTAAATGCTAATGATATAACTTTTAAAGTATCTTTCTCAAGGATAAGACCTCTACAATCCTTAACTTCTTCTAAGGACATATTAGACTCTATTTGATTGTATTTTAAAAGTATTTTGTGTTCATACTCTTTCACTATCAATTTAAACTCTGAAACAGCTTTATTAAGCCCATTTTTATTTATGTATTCTACTATTGCTAACATACTTTAATTATTTATTGACAAATATACATAAAAAAAAGGTAACCACCAAATGATTACCTTTTTATTTTTACTTTATTTTTAATTATCTATAAATTCTTTCAGTTGTACCATCAGTATAGTGAACAATTAAGTTACCTTTAACATCATCATTTACAATTTGACCTAATAAATTCGTAAAGTATAAGACTTCTTTTGTTTTACCAAGATTGTTAAGGCTTATTGTCTTAAAAGTTTCTGATTGACCGTCAATATCTACCTGGGTTAATCTATAATAATTAATTGCTGCTTCATAAGTGAAGTCTCTGAAACTATAATCAATTTTAGATGTGGAATTACCAGCGCCGTTCTGATTGTTGACTACAGACCAATTAAACCCGTCTGTGGAACGTTCTACTAAATAATAATCATTATTATGTTCAGTTGCACTTGACCAGGTTAATAAATTATAAGTATTTTGGTTAGTAGCATCAAAATTAATCAATTCAATAGGTAATGAATATACTCGAATCAATTCAAAATTATCAAACCACCATTCTTCACCATCTGAATTAACCCTTGAAGGAATTTCGAATCTTAATTGGGTTACCCCTATGGGTAATGTTAATTCTATGATAGAGTAACCATCACCCGTTGATGTTCTATCCCCACCAGCAATTGGTGAATATATTGTCATTAACCCATTAGCGATTTTAGATGCAATAGCATTAGTGTTATAATTCCATAAAGTACCACCGCTGCCATTTGGATTAATACCCGTTATTCTCATTTCAGTTTTCCATGAAGTCCCATTATTTGAACTATATCGAACATCAAAATAATCAGGCGAATCAGTACCAGCAGTTATTGCAGTAGGGTTATTGATTTTATAGGACCCAGCTCTAAATTTAAACATGTAGGTTGATGTAGAACTTAAACCTGTTATATTGGTTAGGCTATATGTTCCAGATTCAACATTAGAACCCCCATTACCTGAACCAATTAATGCAGCGCTAGATGTTGATGAAACAAACACATTTGTAGAATACCAACAAGGTCCACATCCAACGCCCCATCCACCTGACCAATTCCCAGTCTCAATATAATTATACGCTATTAATGTTTGACCATATGATAATGTATTTAATAATAAAAATAATGATAATAATAATCTTTTCATAAGTTTGTGTTTTATCATAAATATAACACAAATTCATAAAAAAATAAATACTATTTATTTCTATCTTTTAAGATTTTTATTAATTTTTCAAGTTCTGAAAAACTTAAATCACCAAGTAATCCCATTATTTCACTTTCTTCCATCATTTTCTTAGCAGCTATCATACTGCACATTTCAGAAAATATATGCATATCATTTTCATCATATATTAATGAGCTAATAAAGATTATAAAATTACCAATAGTGCTAATTACATAATCTTGTTTATCTTCACCTTCCATTATCAAGGCTTCACCTATCTTTAGTAGTTTAATAGATAACTCATCATATCTTTCCATATTATCTTCCATCGATTCTTTTTTGTAAAAATATGAGTTTTTTTATTAATCGACAACAAACCAATCAGGTTTTTTTCTATTTTTCCAGTCAGCTAAGCTTTTTTTATGTGTCATATAGTATAATCTATATGAATCAACGACTGAATCGATTTTACAATCATCTGGCATGGCCATAGCAAAGTTTGTTATATCACCATTGGTTGGTATATTTGGTGTGTTTATCAGGCACCATTCAATAACATCCTGAGATTTGTGTCTTTTACCATAACGATATGTATATTCCTCACATAATGACATACCCAAATCACACAACCAAATATAATTTTCAATACACTCCCTGGTCCAAATTGAACATGGGTGATTTTTATGTGATAACTTATACGGTATTAGATATTGGCTATCAGTTACATGATGAACACCGCATAATAATTGAGCCGTTTCCAATATCATCTTAACTACATGTTTATTATTGTGCATTTGCGCAGCAACTTGTGGATTTTCATCTAGAACAAAAATATTCATATTTATTTTTTTATTTCAGTAACTTTTCCAATAACGTTGAATGGTTTTATTTTTCTCCATTCAGTAATATCATTACTCATAACAGCTTTACCACCATTTGGGTTAACAGCTATTGTGATGTGTGGTGTTGCATTTTTAGTTGGGTAACCCTCAACTTTAACAGCCATAGCCATATCAGATAACCCCAATTCCGTAACTTTAAGTGTTATATCTTTACCTAAATCTTCTTTGTTCGGTACTGGTTTACCAAATACAATTGTCATATGGTGTGTGATTATACTCCAACCATCTGGAATTTCATTTTCAACCCTAGATAATAGTGAACTTCTAGAACCACCATCTAAAACAACAGCAGAATATAATACATCAGATTCTTTATACATATCTTTTGAACCCATAACACTAGCAACACTTAATGGGCCTTGACCAGCGTGACTAGCTATCATTGATTCAATCTTTTCCAATGGAACACCATGAGTATTCCTATCAGCTAATTCTTGTGCTGATAACCCACCAGTACCAATATCAACAAATTGAATGTTTTTATCATCCAATCCCAAATCCAATGCTGATTTAACAGCAACTTTAGATTCGTTTTGTTTAATATTTGTATTATCTAAGATAACTGGTGATGCACCACTTTTTAATGAATTGGTAAGATTGGTAAGATTTGTTGAATGCGCTTTAGATAAAGGACTAAAGTCTTTAGTTGTAATCATCTTTTCGAAGAATTCCCTGTAATCACCTTGAGCTTCAATAACATCATCTGTTGAATGAATAATACCATCAGTACCAGCTAATTCTTTTGCTTTTGTTGATTTACCAGAACCTGGAATTCCCCTCATTACAATAAGTACCTGGTCTGGTCTAGTAATAGTTACACCTAATGAATTTTTAAGCGTACCTTCTCTTAATATAGATTTAATTTTATCTTTCATATCACAAAGATATAAAATATATTTAAATATAACAAATTTTACGAATAATAACTTGAATAAACGTTATGTGTTAACCCATAATCAATCAATACGATTTTATCTTGCCCATCTCTTTTGACAATTCCATAAGAATTTAACCTTTCTAAATCACCTGTTGGTACTGCGTAATTACCTATAAAAGAAAACATTTCATACATGAATTCATTTTCCCACATATCATCAGCTAATTCTTTATCCATATCATATTTAAAACCTTTTGAATTACCAGAATCAATACCATAATTATGAATACCTACTTGGTAATCTTCAAAACTATAACCAATTATTCTTTTAAAATCAGATTTTTTAACTTTAGTGGCTAATTCCATTTCCACCCAAAAACTATTTTCCTCATCATAATCAAATATTTGTGCTACTATATCTGAAATATCATTATATTGACCATATTCAATTTCAACTTCGTTTTGAGCAATTCCTTTTTTGTTTTTAGCCAATTTAAGTACTTTGATGTTGTCAATAATATAAACAATACGAGATGACCCAGAAGCAATTTTCTTAAGGTGTTCTTCACAATATCTAACCCTTTCAGCAAATTTAGTAAGTGTTTTAAAGTGTTCTATGTCAAATGTTGATGGGTAATCCTCATCAACCATCATATTTTCAATTATATTTAAAGTAATTGATTCTGTCAACTTTTGTTTAATAAAATCTTTCATTGTACTATTTTATAATAAATACCTATTAAGAATGTAAAATACTTTTTAAACTTATTTTTTAGGTTTTGTTTTTAACTTAATAAGTTTCTTTTTTGCTATTGGTTTCTTTTTAACTTTTTTCTTAATTTTAGCTTTTCTAGTGAAACCACCAATACCACCAACCTTAAGATTCATGCATTTACCATTCTTAACTTTAGATAATGTAACAATAGCTCTTTCCCTCTCAGCTAATAATTCTCGACTTTCAACTATTTCTAAAATATCAACTCTATGTTTTTCTTTACCATATCTTTTTATTGAAAATTTTATTGCTTTACCAGAACCCATATAACCATCTTCCAGATTATCGGTTGAATGCATACCAATATAATATTTGTTATTAACTAAACATGTTGTTTTGTATATGATATGATATTTTTTTTCATTCAATGGTGTATTCTAATCGTTAAATAAGTTAGTTTTAATTATAAAATTTTCAGCTAATTCCATTATTTTATTTTGAATATCTTCTGGTAACTCATCAAATATTGAATCAATATCAATACTTTGACCATCTAATGTTTCAAATTTGTTTAATTGTTCATAATATCTAATGATATCACCAGAGGTTAGTTTGATTTTTTTAAACCTATCTTTGTTTGGTTGCACTTGTGGTGGTTGTTGTTCTTTACCAGTAACATAAAGAATTTGGTTTGATGTAGCAAAATCCTTTTTTCTCATAATGGTTTTACTTATTAAATCTAACTCACCATTTTCCTTATCCCAACTTATAGTAAACGGGATATTAATATTTGTTGGGTTATTTTTAAATACAGCCTCAAAACCATCTTTATATTTAATTAACTGCTCTTTGTATTGTGAATAAATCTTTTTAAAGATATCCCTAAGTTCTTCAATTGTAATTTCCTTACCATTTCTAACATCATTCACCCTATCCAAAAAATGTTTTGTAAATTCAATATCAACACCAACACTTTTAAATAAATTATCTAATTCAATTTCTAATTTACCAAGCTGAGATGATGTGACGTAATCTTCTCTTAAAAGACTTTCCCTTAATAATTTTTTAATTAATGATTTCATATATTATAAATATCATTAAAAAATTAAAAATTTGACATATTAGTAAATAGCGGAGAGTGTGGGATTCGAACCCACGGACCCCTTTCAGGGCCACGGTTTAGCAAACCGCTCCATTAACCACTCTGGCAACTCTCCGATTGTACCCCTACAGGGATTCTAACCCCGATTAAGCCCTTAGAAGGGGCTGGTCCTATACAGTTGAACGATAGGGGCATATTATGCAGTGACCACGGTAGGATTCGAACCTACAGCCTCCGCAGTCGTAATGCGGTGCGCTATCCAGTTGCGCCACGTAGCCATAATTGTAATATTTTTGATGTGATTAGTGTACCGCCTGTGAGGTTCGAACTCACCTTTCCATCCATATGAGGGATAGTTGTACTCCACTGACTAGCGGCATTTTGGTCGATGTCTAGAATCTTTAACCTCCTTTCTTGGCAAGGTCTCCATCATGGGTTCCGTTGATTGATTCATCTTTATAACCCCATACGGAACAAGCGGGGTAACCAAATTATTTTGCTCTTCAGGAGGGATTCGAACCCCCAACCCATCGGTTAACAACCGATTGCTCTGACCATTATAGCTACCGAAGAATAAAAAAGTTTAGAGGCTTTGGGTTAGACACGCCTCAATATTACATGAGAGACCCCATAGATTGCATAAACTTTGTACAGAAGGTGAGATTCGAACTCACATGTGACCAACTACCCTTTCTACAAGATATAAGCTTGAGGGGATACATCTGCATTTTTATAAGTGGCCAAAACTATGTTTTTTAGTGAGTTTTGGCACCTTATAAATTGTAGGAAACACGGGACTCGAACCCATAACCTCTTCGGTATCAGCGAAGTGCTCTAACCAGTTGAGCTAGCTTCCTATTGTGAGTGGAAGCCATATTACTTCCACTTTGTTTTTCTGTTGTGTTTCCACGTTTTAAATTCTCTCCATTTATGATTTGGTAGATTACGGTGGCTCCAATTCCACCCATAATCCCATATGTTATAACCATAAATGTTCATCCATCGAATACAATTGTATTCTTTAGAAGTTTTTGCTTTGTTCAGTTTTGCTCTGTTAATTTTTTTACTCATAATGTTGTGAGTCTGTGAATAGCAGACCTTACAACATATCAAATACCTTTTTCATAAATTTTATTTTTAGAGGAGAAGGAGAGATTCGAACTCTCGGAACCCTTTCAGGTCCACTGGTTTTCAAGACCAGCACCATAAACCACTCGGACACTTCTCCATTTTTAAATAATAAGGCTACAGCCTTATAATGTTATAATATAAGGCTACAGCCTTATAACCTTATAACGTTATAATATAACCTTATAACCTTATAACGTTATATTAGCACGAGTGGAGAGGTTCGAACTCCCTACGGCAAGGTTTTGGAGGCCCGCCCGCCCCTAGGCTGTCACTCGTGTGTTTTACTTACCAATATGTCAAAGAACCTTTGTTGGTGTCTGACGGGAATTGAACCCGCATGTCGTAAGACCCCTGTTTCACAGACAGGTGTGGCAAACTAATATCCACCTCAGACACAGCTCCCCCACCTGGACTCGAACCAGGGACCCACGCATTAACAGTGCGTTGCTCTAACCAACTGAGCTACAGGGGAATGTTAATTGTGACAAATATTGTTACTTTGCCACCCTTCTTTTCAAATTTAAGATTACCGTTGTAACCCATTTCTTTTGCTTTCGCATTGTATTCGTCATAAATCTTATCGAAGTTCTTTTGGAAGTCTGAGACTTTTACAGTTCCTAATGTTCTTACTAATTTTTCCATAATTTTTATGACATAAAAAAACCCAACTCTATTTCTAGGTCGGGTTTCTGATTTTATTAAATTCTTATTTTTAGAACTCAATGATATCGCTGAACATACCAGACCTAGTTTGTAGACTATTACGTCTCCAATTACTAATCGACATTCTATGTATGTTATTTGTTATCATTGTGTTTTTTTTATTTGTGTATTAATTAAATATATGCAAATATACTAAAAGTTTTTTTATTTGTCAAGTTTTTTTAAAAATATTTTTATTTACCAAGTTTTATACATTGTTAATTCGTACCTACCACTAGGCATTCTGTAGATTGATACACGTATATATCTATTAGCTTCTTTACCTCTTTTATCCAGGATTGGTTCTCCATTCTGTAATAATGGGATATTTGCTGACTTCTCAGTTTCATATGATATTCCACCAGTACCAAAATTAGTCCAAATTGTCTGCTCATCAACTTCAAACCCTAATTGCGCTGCTTTTTGTCTAACAGCATCCAATACTTCACTTAAAGTTTCAAAGTATGTATCATTACCATCTTCATGTAAACTACTCTGAGCACCCTTAACAATAGAATCAGCAAAACTTGGTTTACTAAATTGACTTTCTACATTATCTTCATCGATACCCATTTCACCCATTCTAATACCCCTTGGTTGAGATTCGTCATCTTCAGTTGGGTTAGTAATTGCCTTTACTGAGAATAAATAAATATCACTTAAACGGAAATTTTCATTAAATCGGTCAGCAGCTTTTGCTTCAGCTTCTTCTTCGTTATTAGCTGTTATTTCATAAACCCAACGGTGTTTGTAACCACCATCTTTTTCAGCTTCTTTACCTATAACTTCAACCTTATAAGTGTTTTCACTATTTAATTCTTCTTGGTCAATTTCTGGGTTAATACCGTATTCTTGTTTTCTACTTTCTAAGTCCCAATCTTCATTTTCATTAATTAAACCCTTAGATTGTAGGTATCTTTGTTCAGCTAATAAATTAGCTTTTCTAATATTGTCTTTTTTATCAAATCTTCTCATTACAATAAGTTTCTAAACATTTCGTCAATTTTCCATTTAGGCATATCTAAATCCATGCTGAATAAAATATTTCTTATTTTCTCTTCTTCTTCTCTTTGTTCGTTAACATAACCTAGAGCAAATGAATATGTATCATTGTCATCTTCACCTTTAGCTTTATTAGCAATATCGTTCCAATTCTTAGTAACTTTCATTTCATGCTCTAACGCTTTTGCAACAACGTCTCTAACGTTATTAAAGTTAACTGGAACATTTTTAACATTAGGTACAATTGCTTTAGCATTTTTTTCATAAAGATATGTGTATATTTTTGACATATGACCTAATTCTTCATCAGCATATTTAAAGAAAAGTGCAGAACCACCAATCCAACCTTCATCATCTAACCATGCACTAAATGCACGATATACTTGAGATGAATAAAGTTCATTCTCAATTTGCTTATTTAAAATAGCTGTAATAC